TTTAGGTTTAGCACCACTAACTTCCCATAATCCAGTTTCTTTATTATAAATTTGATCTACTTGAGTATCTGGTCTAAAATCAGATTTATATTTAATAGTAGTTTTATTTTTAGCCATTTTACAAAGTTAATACATTTATTATTTTTAAAGACTGTTTTAATTATTTGTTATTATAAAAATAATTATCTGATAGAAGGTGAGTTACTATTATTAGTGATAAATACTTTAAATTTATAGTTTTTCTCATTATTGAAGAATAAACGAATAAATTTAATTTTATCTTTTATATCTGCTAATTGATACATATTTTTATTTACATCAATTAAATCTTGATTTTGAATTTTATCTATATATCCTTTATTATTAAATATAGGTTTAATATTATTCCATTTAGATGTAAGAGTAGATACATTGGATTTAATAGATAAATCTCTAAGTCCTGAAATCTTCCAATTTTTATCAGTTAATGCTACTAATTTTTCAGTATTAGACCATTCTATATTTTCATAAGGATTAGATTTAACTTTAATGTCAAATAATCCTGTAGATTGAGTAGAGGTATAAATTAAACCTTTATTGAAGGTTGCATCATTCACTTCAATATATTGCTTGGTAGATTCATCAAATAATTCTGTATTAGAAATCCAATAAATATTATTTAAGGATTCTGTTACCGGATTTTTATCTATGTATTCAATAATAAAATCTTGTTTATTATTATAATACGTTTGATAGTTTCCTTCCCCATGTTTCCAAAGCATACTTAATTTATTATCTAAATCATCTAATTTATTATTAAATGAATTTAAACTTGAATAGAAAGTATTAGCGTCATTGAAATAGAAATTAGGTAAATAACTATGGAATGATAACCAAGCTTCATTTAAAAGACTATATGATAAAGTCCATGATAAATTCTCAAATCTATTGCTATCTGTTAGATTATAAGGTTGATTAGGATTAAAACTTTTTTCCTCTATAATCTTATAGTCTTTTTTAGTTATAATAATTCTTTTATGTCTTGGATCATAGGTAGTAAAATAACCTATTCCGTTAATTAATGAAGGTTGATTTACATTTGGATATTCAGTGGAGAATAATCTTTGCCATTGCTCATTTAATTGTAATTTAAGATTTTCTTCAAAGAAATTTCTTAATCCTATGGTAGATATTTCTTTATTTGAAGTTTGTCCTTTATCTCCAATTCCAAGTAAAAATATCTTACCTGTTAAATCATCTACATATATAGTACCAAACTCTGTAGTTTTAGTGCCCCATTTACAGGTGGATCCACCATAACCATATTCAGTAGATATAAGTTCTCTTGGAGGTACACTAAAAAATTCTCCAGTACCTACAAATAGTGTAGTTTGATCTGTATTTATTTGATATGGTTTAGTTACAATTTTATAAATTGATTGTTTAGTATGAGCATATAATTCATCAAAGTTAATAAATAAATTAGTTATTTCACCTGTACTTGCAGGTAAATCTCTGTAGTTATTTGCGTAGAATATTCTATAAGTATCTCTACTTTGTTCTTGATTACCTTGTTCTGAATATACTATTCTTGTAGGAAATTGTTCTCTGCATTCTTTACAATATTCAAAATTTATATCAAGTGAAAAATAAGGTTTAACAGCATCACTTTTAGAAAAGTCTTTATTATATAAATAAAGGTTTTTTAAATATACTCCGTTATACCAAGCTGAACTTGCTCCATCTCCAAGATTATCAAAATTCATGGAATAACCATTATAATCTGCATTGAGAAAATCAATCCAAGATCCGTTATAATAATCCCAAAAGATATTTGCTTTATCTGCAACATCATTAATATCTAAGTGTCTAAGTTCTGTATTAATTTCACTTTCTACAAAATAAGTAAATAAAGTTTTATTTACATCAAAAGAAATTGAATTACAATTTTCACTACATCCTGTTTCACATTTTTTAGTAAATGCAGAGGAAAATAAACTAAATTTAGTTATAAAACAATCTCCTCCAAATTGTATTGTTGAATGAATAGTTTTAGGTAATAATTTATTATGTATTTTATAATATTTTCTAAGTCCTACCTGACCATATGCAATTCTATTATATAATTTCATAGAACCATAAATAGCGTTGATTTCTCCATTTTCAAAAGCATCAAATTCAGATACATAATCTACTTCATCCTGAGTTTCAAATATAAGTGATTTTTGAGCATTGTTGTTTAAAAAATGATTAAGTAAATAACCAGGACCTACTTCAGCATCTGCTTCTACATATATAGCGTCTTTAGCAAGTGTAAGATTTGTTTGTTGATTTGGTTTTATATAAGTAGTATTATATATGGCATTTTTATATCTTCTACTAAGTTCTCTTTCCCCTCTTGTATCATTGTAAGATTCAATAGAACCTTGTAATATTCTTTCAGTTTTAAAATATGCTGAAGAAAAAGCATTATTATAGAATTTAGATACTGGTCCATGAAAAGCTTGTGATTTATGATTATAACTTATAAAACTTGCAGCATCTCCATGAGTATCTCCACAATCAACATCTATTGAAGAATAATTTGGTATAAAAGGATAATCAGTAGATTGCTCTCTGTGGTGTCTTCCTGCAATTGTAGTCTGTACATAATAATCTTTAGTATCTTCTGAAAAGATAGATATATCATTTATAATTGCATTCTCATAAATTAATCCTTTATCAAGAATTGTTTTATTATTTTGAGTTCTTTGTTCTCGTACAATATAATAACCAATTATTTCATCTGCATATTCAGCAGGTAATTGAATGTTAGAAAATTCCAAACCTAAAGGAAGTATATAATTATCTTCGTCAACTAAAGTAAAATGTTCTTCTAAAGTAGTATCTGGCATCTTATGATGTCTTATTTTTTGACCTACAATTTTACCATTAACATTTTCTATAGGATATACATATTGACCTGTACAATCTTTAATTACAGGATACCTTTCTTCGCTTTCATAAAAAGCTAATTCTCCTTTAGAATAATATTCATCAGTAACACTATTTAATTCTGTTCTATATGCTGTATTATAAACTTTCCATCTTTCACAATACCTAACTCCACCAATTAAAGTAAAATCAGAATTAATAAGAAATTTAAAATCCGGTAATAAATTACCAGAACCATCTTCTGCAAGTATTAAAGCACTATCCCATCCAATATCTGTGTTACCTGTATTATTATTAGGTCTTGAGTGTGTATTAGGATCTGATATTGGAAAAGCAAGTGTTTTATTAGGTTTGTTTTTAGCTCTGCCGCAAATATGAAATGCAGGAGTTTCAGTTCCATCATTAAATACTCCTACTAATCCAAAAGATAAAATTTCATCTCTCATTTCTGTTCTATAATCAGAGTATGCTGTACCTGATTTAGAAAGTCCTGAAGTAGATGAAGAATTTTCTGAAGAATGTTTAAATGCTTTAGTTACATAATTTACTTTTATGTTAGCAGCTAATCTTTGAAATTCTGAATAGTCTCTAATTTTACCTTTTACATTCCCTTTAATTAATCTATTATCTGTTTGAGTAATAGTTTCAGATACATCATATGGATTTGTATTTACTATAAGTTCATCATAAGTAATTTTTACAGTTCCATCAATATTAATATCGGATAGAGTATAATTAATGGTTTCTCCAACTATACCAAGTTTTTCTACTACATAATATGAAGTTACAGAATTTTTAGTGTACCCTACGATTATGTTAATGTATTTATATGAAGTATCTATATTTTTTATATCTAAAGATATTGATTTATTGGTTGTAGGGAATGTTAGTGGATCTCCTCCCATAATATTCTTATAACTTCCACCATAATTTCCATATACAATAGGTTCTCCTAATGTAAATCCAAAGTAATCACTACCATTACCAAATACATCTTCATATTGAAGTATGAATTGATACATCCCAATTCCAAGATTTCCACCTGAATTATTAACTACAATATTTTCAATTGAAGCTACATTAATATTTCTTTTATTTTTAATTAAATCACAATCAAAATTACCAGTAGTATTTAAATATGCATGTGAAGTTGGATGATTGAGTATATCATCTATATTAATTACTCTATCGGGATTAATTCCATCTACAAAATAAATAACTCTATCACAACCATTAAGTACTCTAAATACACCTTGTATTTGATTTTGAAAATTAAGACAAGTATTATCTATTATAATTTTTGTAGAGCACTGATTTAAATTAGCTAATATAATTTGATTAATAGTATTTTCTTTATTTTTAATAAATAAAACAGTTTCATTATTATTTAAAAGAATATTACCTATAGGAAAACAACCTATAGGTAAATTTAAACATTCAATATTTCCAAGTTCTACTGATAGAGTTGAGAAGTCACCTTTATCACTTTCATTTATAGCATTTAAAGCAAATGAATAAGAACTTACATCTTGATTTAATTCATAGGTATCTTTATTGAGACCTTTAACAAATGAATTTATTTTATCTTTCTCCATTAAATATTTACTTTAATTCTGCTATGAGTACCCAAGTTTGTATATCTGCTTTTGTTAAAGATAGTATAAGAACTAGCCCATTTAATATCTTTAAATACAATATTTTTCCAGGTTTGAAAATCAAATGATTTAGTTATAAATATACCTTTTACTTTTTGAAATAAATTTTGAGCTTTATTTATATACATATTATACATATTAAAAGCACCTTCTTCTTTCATATTCATTCTGATTTCCCAATGTTTAGCCATACACCAATTTGCCAATGCTTGAATTAAATCTTCATGATCAGGAATAATATATTCATTATTCTCATCTTTTGCATATTTTAAATATGCCAAACAAATATGACCACTTTCAAATGAAGTAGTAATATAACCATTAGGTGATAATGTATAAGTCAATCCACAATTAGAAGAAATATTAGGACAAGTATTACAGTGAAATTTACCTGCAAAAGGTAAATTAGATAATTTTAATACTTGAAAGTTTCTTCTAAAATAATCAGTATTGGAAAATCTATTCCAATTATTAATTACTTTAATATTGTAATTACTATTAACTTGATTTACATAATCTTTATTATAACCACAATCCGCTAATTCTTCTTCATCTCCATCACAAAAATCTCCTTCAGTTAAAGGAGTTACTATCATTTCTATTTGTATTAAATCACAAGGTAATATAGCTTTATGATTTTTAACTTCTATCCATACAGCTTCTTGCTGATATGCTTTTTTTAGATTTAAAATATCCAAACCATTAATGATCCATTCTATAATATCATCTTCTTCATATTGTGTTTTATCTAAAGCTAATCTGTTAATTACAGCTCTTACATTTGTGAATTGCATTAGTACTCATTTATATAGTTTATCAATTTTATATTTTCTTTTAAGTATTTAGTTACTTTTAACATTTGTCTCCTGGCTAAAGTAAAATTCATTGCATATTTATTTCCAAAGAAAGCATCTTTTTTATCCCATACAATATATACTCCATATCCCTGACTATGATAATTTTTATGATATATTACTTTTTTATCATTAGGGTTTTCTTTATTCCATTTTCCATATAACTTTCTTGTTTCTCCAAAGTCTATATTCTTTTTCCTGGATTCAAGTGAAGTATCTTTACATTTTCTAAATAATAAACTTCCAAATTTATGAGGCATTTTATAAATATTTCCCCAAATTAAAAATTCAAATAGTAATACATCAAAAAATACTTTTGTTATTTCAAGATATTCTGTTCTCGTAATACTAAATTTATGATCTTCTACAAGTTCATATTTTGGTATATAAAATATACCTCCAGTACCTGATACATCCTTCTTTTTATATGGATATGATTTAAAGAAATCTGTTGTAGATGTCTTTTGCTTCATTACATTTCTGGATTTGTATTATTAGTATCATCAGATTTAAGTTGCATAGGTATTTTTAATATATCTAAGCAAATTTGATACATTGGAAAATTTAAAGAACTTTTAATAGGAAAATCTGTAGTGTCTAAATCAAAGCAAGTTTGTATTTCTCCTGCATCATCACAATAGGATATTTTAGATAACTCTAAAGGATCTTCAAATATACCTTCTATTAAAACTACTTTTAATTGTAAATTATTAAATATTGTTAAATAGTTGTTAATAATTCCATATTTATTACCCTTACCTTTTGTTTTAGTATATTTAAGATTTTTTAAATCTGTTGATAATATAAAAGGTATTTGACTATAACTATCTATAGTAACTACTCTAATTAATTCTTTATTTCTTCCTGTAAGTACTTTTGGTAAAGCAAATTTAGATTTAAGTATTTTACATTTAACTTCAAAAGGAAGACACTCACAATCATGGTAAGTGTCTATAACTAAAGGCATACAAATAGTTTGTTTGTGAAATTCTGAATCTTTAGTAAATTTTTTATTCTCTCTTTCTAAGAGAGTACATCTTGCATCTTTTAAAAGTGAATATAAAAATTCATCACTATAAATACTATCATCACTATGTTGTTTAATGAAAGTTCTTAATTTATATATGTGTTCAGGAATTGCTGCCATAGTATTCTTTTAATCTTGGTTTTAAATCTTCAACTTCAAATAGTTGATATTTTTTATTTGTAATTTCACATTCTTTTAACCAAATGATAATTCTTTTATCAATATCAAATCCTTTTTCTTCTAAACACATATCATATAAATTTAATTGTATTTTATATAAGTTTAAAGGATTTTGTAAATAATCTGTAAAAGGCTCTAAAAGTTTTTTATTTTTATAGTTTTTAAATAAATCATCATTTGTTTTCCAATCCGCTACTATAAACTCTTCAGTATCAATATCATATAATAATAAGTCCATAGTTCCGGCATAGTTGTAAAAGTTATTAAATAAAATAACTTCCTGGTCAATGATGATGTAATTAGGATGGTCTTTAAAGAATTCAATTACACCTTCTTCAGCTTCACAATTTGGTTGTAAAGAATTATTAATGTAATAGTCTTCTGCAAACTTATGTATTCTTGTACCTCTCTCTGCACTTAATTTACCTTTTTCTTTCCATTGATCTAATAATTCAGCTTCTGTTAAACCCATTTTAGGAGCTATAAATTTAGCTATACTTGGATCAAAAGGAACTTCAAATTCTTTATATTTTTTTGAAACTGAAGGTAAATATTTTTTACTTGGCTTATGTAAATAAGTATGATTCCAACTTAAAAACTCTATATCTTGAAAAGCTTTTTTAATTTCCTGTTTTGTATTATTTAATAATTCTTCTTTATCTTTTATCATTTAAATATTTTAAGTATGTTGAATTATTAATTTTATATTTTATTCCATCCTCTTTACATTCCATAATATGTTGTATAGTTCCTGCTGGAGTTACTGTAGTTTTATATAATTTAACATTTGAGGAACCACAAGTAGGACAGCAATATTTTTGAGTATTATGTAACACCCCAATATGCATTACAGTTTTAATGTATTTTCTAAAGTATAAATATATTTGTTCAGTTGTTAAAACATCCTGGTCATTATATTTAATCATCTCTTTAAGAGCTTTCTCTGATTTCTCTTTAGTCCCATATTGAATATCTTCCCACATAGAAGCTCCTGCGTGGCTATATTTTCCTTCAAAACCTAAATACTTAGAAATATAAGCCATTGAGTAAGAAGGTAATCTAAATAATCTTTTAGCTTCTCTTAAAAGGTCCAATGATCTTACATGAGTATTTACATCCAGATTATATTTAAGTGCTCTTACATTTACTAATCTATTATCGAAATTATCATTGTTAACTCCTATTACAAAATCAGCTTGATTATAAATTTTTAAGAAATTTTTAACAAGATTTTTATCACATTTATTTTTATTATCCCAGGCAATGCATTCTACTTTTTCACTTCCTAACCATTTATAAGATATTGAAATTATTTTAGTTTCAGTTCTAAGTGAAGTATGGGAAACATATTGCTTTCCTGTCCACCAAACATCAGCTAATAATTTTGTAGTTTCAATATCATAAATTAATATTTTAGTTTCAGTTTTTATTTTACCTTCCAGAGAATCATTAATCCATTTGGATATTCTTTTTCTATCATTCTCTACATAAGTTGTACCATGTTTAATACATATATGTTTTGCTATTTCTGTTATCTTCATACCTTTGTTATATAGGCTAAGGCACTCCTGTAAATCTTCTTCTTTCGCCATATTTATATTTTGTAAAGCAAAGATAATAAATTTTATAGTTTTGCACGAAGTTTTAATTAAAAATCATAATTAGAAACTAATATTAATTGCTTTTTAAAAGCCTATCTAATTTAACTTCTCTGATAACTTTTCCAATTTTTTTCATTTCTTCTAAACTAAAATGATTCATTCTTGTAATATTACATTCTTTACAAGAAGGAACACAATTTGTTAATATATGACCTTTACTATTATCTATTCTATCAAAACCTGTTGAAGGAAACCCACAATATGTACAAGAAGTACCTAATATATTAACTACATCTTGGAAAGTTATATTATTTTCATGTCCTTTTTTTAAATCAGTTTTTCTATATGTATTAGCTATTGATTTTGATTTTCCTTCTAATGTTTTATAATATTCTTTACTATAATTTAATATTCTTTGAGCTTTTTCTTCTTCGGTTTTTTTAAGTCTTGGTTTTTTGACATAATTAATATTTGCACATGTTTTACATACATGAGAAAGTCCATATATATTTTTACTAACTCTACGAAAATTGTCAGTATTATATTTTTTAGATTCTCTACATATTTGACATTTTTTAAATTCTAACATAAATAATTTTTTAAAACAAGAATGGGTGAGCATTTTTACTCACCCACCAACAAAACAATAATAAGAAAAAAATATTAATTAAGCTATCATATTTTCATATTTCAATATAATAGCAGCGTGTTTTTTTGCTAATTCTTTTTTATTTAAATTATATTTAATTAAGTCTTGAGGATTACTAAGAAAAGCTAATTCAACAAGACATATAATACCATCTTCTCTCATAAGTCCAAGTCTGCCTCTATGAGATTCCGCTTCTGTTATAACACCTCTATTTTTAATTCCTAATATATTAGAAACAGTATCAGTTAATTCTTTAGCAAAAGCTCTGTCTAACCTATCAGCTTCTGCTTCTATTAAACCTGTAGTACCTGTAGCCGTTTCTATTGCAGCACTATCAAAATGATATTCTACTACTACACTTCCATTACCTGTTTTAACTCTATTTAAATACATAGATAAAGATTCTTCATCTAAATCTTTTATATATTTAGCATTTAATAAATCAAGTTCTTGACAAACTAAATCTCGAAATTCAATTGTTAAATCTCCTTCTTTAATACCTTGTTTGTTTACTGCACCTGGATCTTGTTTAATTGTTTTTGATTTTGAATTATGTCCTGCGGATATAAATATACTCATTTTGCAATTACTGTTAATTGTGGTTGAATGTTAATAGGTTGAATACCTACTACAACATTTTCTTCTTTTTCTACTAATAAGATAAATTCATTAATTCTTTGCCAAGCTCTTTCTTGTCTTTCTTTTTTATCTTTCTCTACAAGCTCTAAGGCTTCTTTCATCTTTTGTTGTTCTGTGTCCTTTCCCATTTTTATTGATTTATTTTAACCTAAATATCTATTTTTATTAGCCTTGTAATTAATGTCTATTTCGTCACAACTTAATGCTCTATTATATATGGCGAGATGTGGTACTAAACAATTACTATACCAATTCCCATCACTACGTCTACCTATATTAATACTATTGATTGTAAAAGCAGCCGCCGTGTAATTTACATTATTTATAAGTCGGTTTCCTATATAAATCTTATGCTCATAATTACCGTTCAAAATTCTTGTTGTTGTAAATGTTATAAAGTTCCATGTATTTATTAAAGCTGTATTTCCGAATACATTAACACTCACCGTTCCATCAAAATATCCAAATAACCCCGAAGCAGCACTACCGCCAAAGTAAATGCCACAACCTGAAGAATTAGTGCCTAAAACATAAAAAATAGTACCTGTTACATTATATGAATAAACCCATAAGCTAATACTAAATGTTGTCAAAGTAGGAATTACAGTAGAGGTATAATCATTTATTCCATCAAAATACAATACTCCTCCATTGTTTGTTCTATATCCGACTCCATTTAATAAATTACCATTATTTGGTTTAACAGATAAGTCATTTAAATTAATTCCACCATTATAGCAAATTTTATTAGGAATATCATAATGAAGCACTAATCCATTTTTAATAATGCCCTTTAGTTTAGTTTCATTTTCAATCAAACCATTTTTCAAACCTGTCTCTAAACCACTATAATTTCCATTATGAAGTCCATTATCCAATCCGTTGTATAGGCCGTTGCTCATTACTGATAATCGTTTCCTGATGCCTGTACCCAACAAGTTTTAGCTGCTGTTAAATTTGCCAGTGCGCCCACTTTAAGCACATCATTTGGCATTAGTGGTATATAACGCTTTCCGGTATTATCAATCGGCAAACCTACTATATTCACACCATCTAAGAAGTCAACATTGAATCTTGCGGCATTGGTGTTACCTGATGACAAAGGAACGTTTACCAACCCCAAAGGAATAACTGTAGAACCTCTGTATATGTACACAAATACATTCACGGTTACAGTATCATCTGTTACTGCCGTTAAACTCATCACCCTTCCACCTGCCGTGCCTGCCGTATAACAAGTTGCACCGTTTGTATTACTTCCGAGTGTTACTGTATTTGCTGATGCTGCGATTAATGCAACCCCACCGTTTGGTACATTCGCTACTTTAGGTATTTGACCTACTGATAATGCCATAATTTTATATTAAAATGTCTAAAAATGTTATTTTACTTAAAAATCCTATTATTTCAATCTTTATAATTAATCCTTTTTTCCAAGCTATCTGCTGAATATCTCTTTCGCAAATTTCATCTGAAACAAAGTATAAAAAGTCACCTCTGTTTGTTGCTGAATTTTTCCAGTCATTCAGCTTGTTATCGTAGTTCGCTTGATTTATTTTTACGTTTGGCATAATATTAAAAATTATATAGTGATTTGAATGATGATACTAACATAAAATCATCATTTCCATCACCTGCCGTGATAACTAAATCACCGCTTCCGAGTAATGAATTTGAATTTATTGTTTTTATGTTTGTACCTGAAACTAATGTATCTTGTTTTGATGCTGCAAGTCCGCTATACTGTGAATTGGTTGCGTTATCACCTGTATTCGTTCCTGATGTGTTACCTATTACAACCAAGTTAGCATCTGTAACATATCTTTTATTTGTACTATCTGCAATATCAGCAGTAGTTGCATCTGCACCACTTGTTACAAGTCCTTTAGCATCATAAGTAATTTTTGTTTTTGTTGCACCTGTAATAGTTGCATTTTCATCTACTTTTCCATCTAATGCTGTTTGTAAATCTGTTTGTGCAGATAAAGTTCCTGTGATAGACCCCCAAGTACCTCCACCTGAACTTCCTGAACCACTTGATTTTATTTCTCCCAATGAAGTTAATACTCTAAAGCCTACAGTATCTGTATATTCTAATCTATCTCCAGAATCTAACGTAAAATCAACCATTTTTCTAATAGTGGAAGATTCGTTTATTTGAATAATAATTTGAGTACTTACAGAATCTGAGTTATCTAAAGAAATATATTTAATAGTTCTTGTTTCTCCTAAAGCAGGAGATGATAACATTGTAACTACAGTAGTATTATTACTTTCACCATTAGTATTAGAAGGAATATAGTTTGTAGAAGTACTATCAACATAAGCAACATAAAAAGGAAGTTGAGAAGTAGTGATACTTCCACCTAACTTTAATTCTAATGATGTTGTACTTTTTAATATTATCATATTCTAAACATATTTAAATTACTTACCTGCATCTGAGTTAATCCTCCTGCACCTATATCATTGTTAAATTCAGATAAATTAGGTGGAGTAGCTAACCAAGCTTGAAAAATAGGATCAGATTCTGTAAATGATTGTAAAGCATTTAAATCTAAAACTAATGTTTTTTTAAACTGACTTAAATTATAAGGAGACAGTTTTTTAGCAGCAGTATCAGATATAAATATGCCTTGTTTCCCTACTTCTACCATTATTCTTCTTTTACAGGTTCTTCTATATTTTGTTCTTTTATACTTGCTATAGCATTATCTTTATAATTATCAATATTTTCTAAAATTTGTAAAAACAAACCTTGTGGTAATACTCCTAATAAAGAAGCGTTTTTTAATATTGATACTAATTGAAATATTAATATAGGTAAAACAACGGCTTCATCTAAAAATCCTGCTGCTGGAAAACCTTTTTGAATGGAAAGTACAACTGCAACAATTGCAGAATATCCAACTATATAATAAACACCTTTAACAGCTTTTTGAGTTTCCCAAGATGTTCCCCATTTTTTTAATCGTTTATTATATTTTTTAGTTTTAATAGCAATAATTTGTCCTAATATATTATCAAAACAAATAACTAATAAAACTGCAATAAATAAATCAGTTTTTTCTAAAAACATAGAATTAAAATATCCAAAAATTAAAGAAAATAATGTTATTACAGAATTAAATATAAATTCACTTAGTGTTCTTACATGTGTCATTCCTAAAAAAGTATCAATTAATATATTATTATTTCTATCAAAGTATTTCATAATTTTTAAATAATAATTAATTTAAAATGATTACTGAAATTGTTGCTGCTATTGCTATAAAAACAAACAAGCAAATCCAGAAAGCTAATTTTCCTTTTGATAGTTTCATAAACGATATTTTTTAGAATGATAAGTAAAGTGAAAAACGGCTGTTCTAGTTATATAGACAGACAGCAACATGAATGAATAGTATGGTGTTATTTTACCTGAAATGAAACCGACAAAAAAACCTGAAACGAGCAAACAGATAGTAAGAATGAATTGGTATTTATGCCAACCATCTGTAAACATGACTAGTAAATTTTTCATTAACCAGGCTTTTATTTTACCTGTGTATTCGTATTTATTTTTACTGCTTAAATGTTTGTGCCAATATTCGTACGGTTTTTTATTCAATTTAGACTCCTCACTTAAATCGCATATCATTTTCGCATAGCCGGAAATACAGCCAAGTGCGTGAGCAATCACAGCAAATACTATGGCTAATATGATAAGTGCTGTTGTCATATTTTTAAGATGCTATCCACCAATTTACTGTTATGTTATTATTTATATACTCTTATTTCTACTGCTAGCCTATCCATTTTATCATCTATTAGAGCAGCACCTAAGCCAGCCCCATCGTATGTTTGTAATAATACTTCATCATCATTAGAATCACTTGCCCAGATATAATTCATACCTGTACCTGAGTTAGCTTCTTGTCCAACTATGCAAAATGTTTTATTAGCTGTAAATGTATTTGATGCAGTTATTCTATAGTTTCCAGTAGCAAATCTTGTTAGGGTTGGAGTTATTCCTAGTGTGTTTTGAAGTACCACTGCGGTTGGGGCATCAGTTCCTGTTTGTGTTATTATTGCTGTATATACTTTGTAAGGTTTTATTGCAGCAATAGAATTATCTACATATATCTTTTGTGTGTATGATAAATCTGTTAAGTTTGCTGTGAAATCTTGTACCCCATATATACCTTTGTATGATGGATTATTTGAATTAATAGTTAGGGCATCATCGCTATTATTTGACAAATAATTATCGAATCCGTTTTGATGAAACTCTAAGGCTACACCAGAAGCATAAAGAGATATTTTTTGATGTCCATCTAAATTTTCATTGAGTGTTTTTATAGAGAAACCATCATATACTTCAATTTCACCAGTTACAGGACTACCGCTTACCGTTCCGCTTAGTGGGATGAAATCACCACCACCTCCTGTACCTGTAGCTGAAATTATTGGGTTTTGAGGATCTGTATCATCTATCGTAATATTATCTCCAGCAATAACAGACTCTAATCCTCCACTACCTAAAATATTTGTAGATACTGTATATTTTTTACCAGATTCTTTACTGGTGACTTCTATATTAAAGTCTTCGTTATTTGGTAATGAAGGAAGTTCTTTTAAACCTGCTTTAGGTGTATTTGTAATTTGTTTTAACGTTTTTCCTTTCATTATTGAGTATTTATTTCAATTTTTTTCATTATTTCAAGTAATTCTTTTATTAGTCTTACTAATTCTTTTTGTACATCTAACTCCGAGTTAGTTCTTGTAGTATTTAATCCCATTTTTATTCAGTTATACATTCTTCAATGAATGAAGTATCTAAACAACATTCTTTACATTCTGTTTTTATTTTATTTATTAGATTTTGAATTTGTTCTGTTGTAAGACAATTTGTTTCACATAATAATTCTTCATCTTCATTTTCTAATAATACCTGTCTTTTTAATGTACGCAGTATTAATATTAACAAATTAATTTTATTTGATAATTTATTAATACACTTTTCCTCTTCACCAATAGATTCCATTACATCTAAATCTAATCCAAGATTAGCAAGACAACACTGAAATTTATAAAGTACATCTATATAATCTTGTTGTGCTGACATTATGCTATTTTTTGAATTAAGATTACTGTTTTAAATGCATTTCTTATATCCACAGCAGTTACAGTTCCTGTTCCATTAGCAACCTCTTTTTGATTTCCTAAGTTATCAGTACCATCTCCAGTGTTTCTATCATACCACACAGCATCTCTATCATCTCCTGAAGCAGGTTCTTGTATAGCATTTGAAGAAGTATATATAGTTCCCTGAGTAACTCCTAAAGAAGCTGCATGTGCATCTACTTCTGAAGAAAATGCACTTGAACCATCTATAGCATTCATAAATGAATCAAAATATTGATGCTGGTGAGCAGGAATATTATCTCTAATTAAAGATACTGCATCTGAACCTCCTGTTTTCGCACTCTCATCATAATCTGCATTACTATGATTAAATCCTCTAAAAGTACCTTCAGTTAAATCTTCAGTTCCATTATTACCATTACAAATAGCCCATTTAGAATATCTACCTGTACCAATGCCTGCTGTAAAAGGATTTGTAAAATCAAAGTCAGTCAAATTGATATTTGAAATACCTAATTTAGTTCCAACTTGTAAACTTAAATCCCAATATTCATCACTTTGTAATAAAGTTATAAGTTGTTCAATTACTGTATTTTGTATAGTTTGTTGAGATATTACTTCTTGTACAGTAACAGATACTGTAGCTGTTGAAGTTGAATCTCCATCATTAATAGTATAGTCAAAATCATCTACGCCTATAAATCCTCCATTAGGAATATACTTAATAGTTTTATTATCACCTTCTACAGTTGCAGTTCCATTTGAAGGAGCTACTGCAATTGTGACTGTAACATCAGGATAAAATCTATCATTATTAATTACTTCAATGTAAATAATACCATCTTGATCCATAGTCCTGTAATCATTTACAGCTATAGGTGTTACATTAATTGCTTGATATATATCACAAAAAGTATCAATAAAACTTTGAGTAATTTCTTCATTATCAGGAGTACCTTCAATAATACCTTCAGCTAACCAACAAGATAAATCAAAATCACCCCAATCTAATACTCCATTAGTACCATTAGTACCTGGCTCTCCTTGTACCCCTTGTTCTCCTTGAGGTCCTTGAGATGTTGTTATTAATTCTTCTGAACAGTTATCACATGCCATTTTAACAAGATTTACAATTATTTTCTAATAATAGGTTCGCTATATAATTATAGTATTCCCAAACTTTACTTTTATTTGAACAAGTAATAGCATAACATAATAGCTCTGATTTCAAAGCAATGTTTAATATATCTTGTTCCATTTTTTTATTGCATGAATCACATTCATTATCAGCTACATAGTCTGCAATTAAATTATCTATTTTACAATCTTGATTACATTTATTAAATACTTCTGTATTTGTTTTAATTACTGATGTAATACTTCCTCCAGACATATACATATAAATATCATCATTTTCTATAGTAGTACTACCTCCACTTAAAGATGTATATAATCCTGTAGCATAACTTCCATCAACAGCTTGTTTATTTAATATATAAAAATGATTGTGTTGATTATAAAAAGTAGTGTTTTCAGTAGTAGTAAATGTAATTACATTTCCTACAGAACTTGCTATTACATTAAAAGTATAACCAAAATGAGATGTGAATTGAGTATTAGCATAAGCAACCATATTAGCTGCTGTTTCTGTTGTATTTGCTCCAACTAAAGAACCATTAAAATACCATTGAAATGTAAAATTTGAACCATCAGTTGCAGTAACATTAAAATTAGAATATGTTCCTAATGAAGGTTGGACATCTAATGAAAATGACATACTTCCTGGAGAACTTGTTCCTATAGTATATTGTGATTTAATTTGATAATAACCATCCTGTATTTTAGCCCAAGAGCTAAGAATAGTAGATGGTAATACATCAATAGTACTTACATATTCATCTTCATTTACAATTGTTAATGTATCTCCTGTAGATGTTGCTGATATATATTTTAATGTTATTAAAGTGTTTGATACTGATATAGAAGGATCTGTTGCTCCCCAATCATAATTATCTGTAATTGTAAGTTTTTTACAACCTGATATTTTTACACAAATTTGTTTCATATGTTATCTATTGAACTTGTTGTTGAAATTCCATTTGAACAATCTGTATTATTTAATAATGGAATATTTGCAGTTATTGTTACAAAATGTAAAATAGAAGCAGTATCAAAAAATCTTGTTGTAAATGAAATTGTTCTTGTATTTCCTCCTATTGCTGTATTTATAGGATCTCCTTGTCCAGATAATAATTGAATATCATATGAAGGAGTTAGTCCTGTTTTTTTAGGGGAATACCCTACCACCTTAGTAGTATTACCTCCGGTAGCATCTGATATATATATAGTTGCCATTGTAGTGCCATCAAAACTTCCAAAATCAGTACCTGTACCTACCAAATATAAAGTACCAAACAACTTGCCTGGAGAAGAATCTTGAAAACAAATATCAATAGTTGAGCCTGAAAAATCAACATCTAAAGTTACAGGTGTACAACATTCATCCAATCTTTCATTTATAAGAACTATAGCATTTTCTATAATATCTAACCTTGTATTAAATATATTTAATTGATTTTGAAGGTCCACTACTGTAGTTTCAAGAGTATCAATTCTAATATCAAGTGCATCTGTAGTAGTTGTATAATCTAAAAATAAATTGCCATCAGAACCTAATATAAGATCATTTCCCAATTGATTAGATAATAATGCAGACATTATAATATTTGCAGTGATTGTATGATTATTTGTACCTGAAACAGTAAAATCTATTCTTGAGCTATCATTAGCTGTAATAGGTGTTTGACTGGAAGCTGGTATATTAATATATAATTTACCATCATTTCCAAGTATTAGGTTATTATTTAAATCACTGGATACTAGAGCAGATATTATAACTGAACCTGTTAGAGTATGATTATTACTACCAGATGCTGTAAAATCAATTGTAGTAGAATCATTTACAGTTAAAGGTGTTTGACTAAAACTAGGAGTGGGTACATATATACCATCACTATTAATTGAAACCTGATTACCTGAAGTAGCTGATATTTTAACTTCTCCTGTAATTGTATGGTTATTTAATCCATTTACTGTAAAATTTAAAGAAGTTGAATCTGTAGCTGTAATAGGTGTTTCTTCTATGCAAAAAGGTTCTTCTTCACTTCCTTTACCTATAATATTATCACATACATTAATAGTAATTTCCCCAAGGTTAATTAAATCTTGAATCCATTGAGATAACTCAATATGATTTTCATAATTAACGTTATTTTTTTTAATTCCGTTAACTAAGACTCTTTTATCAAGAAATATTTTACGTGGAAAATCTTTATTTATTTTCATTATTGTTTTATTAATAAAAAAAAGGGAAGAGATAAAACCTCTTCCCTCTTTAAAGTCATATTATATGAAGAAAGGAGTTGCTGGAGGAGTGGAAGATTCCAATTTCCCTAAAGCTCTCACTGAAGTCAACCATTGACCTAAGTAGGTATTTAAACCTGAAGCAATAGTAGCATCTGTAACTTTAGCAGCACTTGTAGTGGTAGCAAATGTACCTGCTGCTGTTGCATGAGTCATTGAGAAAGCTCCGTTATTTGGACCACCTGTATTCTTAGTAAAGATAACATTAGCTCCACTTCCTGAAGTTGTCCAACCTGTAAAGCTAAATGCTCTAATAGTTGTTGCAGTAGTGGTTGTTGTACCTGCTGTATCATCAGTTAAAGGAACTGTAAAACTTACACCATTTAATACTATAGTAGCATTTGTAGCTCCTGTAGATTTAGTACCAACTGTCAGAGTTTTTACTTCTGGTTGCTCAGTTACTGGAACTAAGATAATTGTTCTGTGGAAATACTCACTATCATGAGAATAAGCTACAGAATATTCTTCTTTAGAATCTATAATATATGCTGTATAGTCTTTAGTAGCATCAATATATGATGGAGCTTGTAAGAAGTATTCAGTGTGCATTCTGCTTTGTTGAGTAAAGATGTTCAAACGAGCACCATTATCAAAGTATAACTGCCAAGTTCTTGCTTTACCTTCACCTTCAAAAGGTTTTGATAAATTAACTTTAGAAGCACTTACACCACTTTGAAAGCCATATTCTAAACCTATATTTAAACGTACTTTAACTGGAATTGTTTCATCTCTTGCTGCGGCTAAAGTATGATCCAATGCTACTAATAAAATTGCATCTGTTTTAGTAGCTGCACCTGCTGTAGATAAATCCACTAATTCAATAGTTGTATTAGCTGTTACACCTGATGTAGAACCATTTGCAATTACATTTTTAATTGTTTCTACAAAATCTCCATTAGGAATATAACTTACTGTAGAACCATTGCTTGTAATTGCTGGAAATGAAACTCCTGCTACAATATTGCCAATTTTAGTACCTGAACCACCTGCAAGTTTAAGCGCAAATGCTACAAAGTTTTTATTTCCTCGTCTTACAAAAGGCATGTTATAACGCATTGCATAACTATTTAAATCAGCATTATACACTAAGTTTTGAACTAAGTGGTCTAATGGTGAAGTAGTTGCCAAAGTTGTATAATCAGGAGTTGTAAAATTAATTGATAAATTTTCATTACCTTGAACAGAGAAATATTTATCATTTCTTGCTGAAATAAATTGTAAATGCAATTTATAATCAGTTTCAGAAACAGGGGTGATTGCACCTAAGCTTCCGCCAATAACCCAAGCATCACTTGAGCTTGATTTTGCCACTTTTGCAGTGTACATAATGCCATTCTTTGCTTGAATTTTATAAGATTTAACTGCTGCCTTATCAGCATAAGGTAAAGGAGCAATTGCAGAAATATCAGCACTTGCTGGTGTTCCTTGTACTACTCTAATAGTATCTACTTTTACTGCATCATCTGAACTATCAATAAATTCATTGTATGCTCTTGTAGAACTTGTATGTGTGTCACACACAACTCCTAATTGACCATCCAAGATATTAGCAACTAAAGATGCCGGGTCAAATAAATTTTCAGTTGCGTTAGCTGCATTGGCTACTGCCACACCTGCTTTTGCTACTAAGATTACTTCTGTTTTTGGTTTACCACTAAATTGTGTGTTCATTTTTTATTTTAATTTTATTTGTTTACTGCTGATTTTTGAGAATCAAGTTGGAAACTTTGTACATCTCCTAATATTCTTGAAGCCTCTTGAACAGCAATATCTATTATTTGTGTGTGAAAAGATTCAGGTAAATCACACTCTACCTTTGTTTTTATTACATTATTAATGTCTTTGTAACCTCCTATAGAAACTACATTTGGTTTTTTATAATATTCCGGATATAAGCTATCAATTGTAAATCCATTAGTATATACAAAAAAAGAACTTTCTATTCCAGGAACGGATGATTTACCAAATGTTGCTACTAATCTTTTAAAAAAACCATTTGAAGGTTTTCTGAATGGATCATCAAGTACAAAGCTTAAATCATCATGTTGAACTACTTCTATTTTTACTTTTTCATTGCACCCTGTTATTTTACCATAGGGTCTCATTAAATGTAAATATGGATAAATTAATCCTTTTGTAGTTGATAATGGAAATTCATAAACTCCCTCTGTAACTAATGTTGATGTAATTGCAGGTTGAATTGGAAACTGAACTAATAAAGAAGAAAGATTGTCAATTTTTTGTTGAACAATCTCTGCTCCTTGCTTAGTTATATTATTTCCACTATATTGATTTTCTGTCCATATTTTTATAGCATCATTTAAAATTTCATCAATTTCAGCAGGATTTAAATCCTTCTTATGTTGACTGTCAATTTTATTATATCTTAATTTAAAGTTATAATGCCATAATTCTATTATCATCTACTTTAGCTTTTAATTCTTGTTCTAATTCTTCTCTGTAGTTTCTATTATCAATATCCAATAACCAAGCTAATGCTTCCTGATAATTTCTACCTAAGAGTTCTAAATTAGATCCTTTTTTGGAAGACCAAATATATTTACCTTGATAATCTGAGATAACCCTATTATTAATTGCATATTGAAGTAACCATTTGGACTCAAAAATTTCAATTCCTTTAGCGTCTTTTAATAATGCATTTAATTTATTAAACGTTTCAATTCTTTCAAATTGTTTTGCATTTTTTAAATTAATGAAATCAGAGATTGAAACTTTAATTTTTTCAAGATTAACATCACCCTTAGCTAACCCGAGTATTAATGCAAATTTCTTAATGGTTGATTCTGATTCTTCATTACGCATTTTAACCCATTTGTAAACTGCATCTTCAATAATATCATTTTTCTTAGATATTTTAACTTCATCTTCATTTACTTGTGAAATATAAATTCTAGTGAATGGAGTTTGTTCAGCTTCTGAATTTGCACATTTATCAGGATGTGATTGTAATAATAACCAATATGTCAATTCATCTTCTGTATTATCTAAATCTAATATTGTTGTATCATAGAATGATTTAGTAAATCGTTGAAGATAAGTTAAACCTTTGCCAACTTTATTTTCAAAAAGTGGTCTGGATTCTGAAGTCAGAAAACCAGCAGGTTTATTCATTTTAATTTCAAAGTACTCTTGTTTGGAAATTCTTTCCTTCTCTTCTATTTTAGAAGATCTCCATTCTGAACCTATTTTATCAGGAAGTTTATAAAATGGATTTTCAATCATTTTATCTAAACCAGTATTTAAAATACCTTTTTTAGTATTCATGGATATACAAAAATGGAATCCTCCACTTTTATTTAATCCTACTGCTTTTGGTAAATCAATATTAGATTTTACTCCGTTTCTAATTATATATCCCTGTCTTTTTTGTGCAGATGGTCTGCTTACTAATTTTACAAATACTTTATTGCTCATTGTTTGTTTTTTAATGTGGATAGCATAGGAAATCTCTTCATTCAGCTATTACAAGTTATTGGTGATGTAGATGCAGTACTTCTACTGCACCTACCACCTTATTTTTATTGCTTTTAAGTTAAAGCAGAACTATTTATTATACATAATCTGGTTCATAAATAATAGAACCAATTCGAGATGTATCCCAGATACCTAATGAACCTGAAGTTTCTCGGATAAAGGTTACACCTTTTTGCAGTGAAGTTGCTTTAGAACCATTAGAGATAGGACCTAACTTAGGATCTGTAATACCACTTGTGTAAGTATAAACTTCTGTTAAGTCTTCCATTAACATTGTCATGTTAGATTTAGGAGCTTTATCATCACCAGGATTACCTAAGTCATAAATATCCATTCTAAATGAATCAATAGTGTACTGAGGATTATCAGGGTGTTTACGTTTACAGTATTTAGGATCATCTTTCATAGGGTTATATGCTAAACGTACTCGAATACCATTGATAGCATTAAACTCTACAAATTGAGCACCATAAGAAAGTGGATTGCGAATACCTTTTAAAGTAGTTGCAGCATCTTTAATGTAGTGACTATCTACTGTTAAGAATGAGTTAGCTTCATCAGAAAGAATCTGATGGAACATTCTAAAACCACCTTCACCTGTATCAATAACTACATCTCTATCTACAGCATTTAAACGGTTTAAGAAAATACCATGTAAATAATCTTCTAAAGATTGTGCAGTTAAGTTACCATTGTGAATATACTCATGACCATCTTTACATAATTGACGGAATCCAGGACCAGTTCTTTTAATGTAACCGTTAGAATCATAATCAATAGATGCATGACCAAATGTCATTGCCATTTCTCTATCCATCTCTACTCTGTCTAATAGACGAGCTTCAGCATCAGTAACAAACATTCCTCGTTCAATTACTTTACCATCACGTTTAATTGCAAATGCAAGACCTGAAGTTAAACATTCTTTTTTGGATGTTTTTTTACCTTGTAATTCTCTACGAATAACTTTATCAGTTACATTGAATTCAGCAGCATACATACCAATTTGAGATTCAAAGTCCATTGCAGAACCATATTGATCTCCACCTCGTTTATCATTCATTTCATCTGCAATAGAAGAAGATGCTTTAATAAAGGTACGTCCAACATCCAACATTTCTGGAGCAATCCAAGCTGTAGGATCTGAAGTTTGTAATTTAACTGTGTAGTGAGTTTGTGTACCAAACTTACGTGGTTTACCAATAACTGATAAGAAAGGGTATCTGTTGTCTTCACATTGAATAACATCAGGTTCTTCTAACCAATCATGATCTAAAGAAATTTGAAATTCTGAATTTCCATAACCAGGTTTAGATGCAGGATCAACTAATAGCTCAGTAGCATAGAAGTTAATTTCATCATCACCAGCTACAGTCCACCTATAAACATTACTGTCAATAGATTCAAAATTACCACCCCCAAAGGTTAATGCCGTTAATGTCTTATTTGAAAACCTGTTAGAACTTGAGAATAGTTTTGCAACCATTACACCAAATCTATGAGGTTTATCATCTTTAAATGCAGCAGCCAAATGTATGCTGTCAAAAGACTTACCACCTAAAGGTGCTGAGTAGTCTTCCATTCTAATAATTCCAGATTGTGTTACCATCTTTAATTTTTGTTTTTAATTTAATTTATTTATAATTCAATTGCTTCCCAATCAACCGCAGTTGTTTTACCACTTCTTTGAGAATTATTTTGGAAAGGTTTTCCTGTTAATTTAGATTCTATTGATTCTTTAACTTTTCTAACCTCTTCTGTTTTTGCTTTTGCTTCCAGTCTTGGTAAGTCCCATTTACCTGTTTTTTTATCATAAGTACTTGTCAATTCTGATAATACTATGAGAGCTTTAGGATTAGAGTAGATTGCTTTAATAGTATTAATCAGTTCTGATTGACCATCTTCCTTACTTATATTAAAGATTTGATCTCTAACTATCTTAGCTTTCTCAGGAGCATATTTTGTTTCTTTAATTGCAGCTTCAATAGAATTTTTGAAATTTATAGCATTTTCTCTTTCTGCTATTTTCTTTTGAACTTCTGCTTGTGCTATTTTAGCTTGTTCTTCTTTAATGAATTTATCTTTCTCTTCTTTCTCTTCTTTAGCTTCAGAAATGATTTTACTTTCATCTTCAAGATCTTCTAACATAGATTTAATAACTCTGTCTTTTAAACCTTTTTCTTTATAGACTGAAGTTAAATAAGCTTTTGCATTTTCAATGTCTTTATCTTCATCTCCAGTTTCAAAATCATATTTTAACTGATCTTTGGAAAGAGTAATAATTTTATCAAATGCTTCCGGAGAAATATCTTCTCCTGTTTCAAGAACTGTTGCTAAGATTGATTTAGCTTTTTCAGGAAGTTTATCAATGATATTTTGAGCAATTACTGTATTTCTATTCTTGAAATCCTGCTCGTAAGCTTCATCTATATTTTTACCGTCAAATTTAAAGTCTTCTGATAAGAATAATCTTTCTTCAATTGCTTTATAATGTCTTACTATTTCTGGTTTGACATCTTCTCCATATTCCTTGAATATAGATTCATCATCTAAGCTCTCATCAACTGTTTCTTCTTCAGAAGAGCTTGATGGGTCAGTATCTTCTGAATTATCTGTGTTTTCGTCAGTGTCGTTCTCTGAGTTGTCATCAATAACATCATCTTCTTCTTCGTTTTCTGGAGTTTCTTTAATTTCTTCTTTTTTTTCTTCAACTTTTGGTGATTCTAATTTTTCATCTCCAAAATCAAATGCACCAAATTGGTCTTCTTGTTCTTCTATCATTGTTTTTCGTTTACAAAGTTAATAAATAATTTCTCTTTTTTTTGAATATTTGTTTAAATCTTCAATTTTGGTGACTATATATATCACTTTATTGAAAATTAATTATTTGTCATTTTCAGGTAACAGGTGCAAATATACTAAATAGTCTGTTTTTAACCTATAATCTAATTATGACAAATAATTATTTAGTTAAAATTCTATTGATAATTTCTTGTTTTTTTTCTTCAAATGAAGGATAAGTAAACTTTCTACCTGATTTAGAAGTTCTTACATAACCACCTAATTCTTTTTTTTCTATAAGATTTTTACCTAAAGTTCCCATAACAGATGCACCTACAATTGTTTTATATATATTAGGATTGGTCATATCAAACATTCCATTATTACCTATTGCTGATTTAAGTTGTTTATTAGAGGGAAACACTATTTCTCTTGCGTCATTCCAAGGTCTAATTCTTTCCACATTTGGAAGTTGGTCAGCAACAGCAGCATCAAATTCCATTAAACTTTCTTCAGGAGTTAATTCTCCTTTCCAATTATTTTTTCTATGAAAATTAAACAAATCTCTTCCTTTATTTTCTTTTATTAATTGAGAAGAGCTAATAGGATTATTTGCTTGTCCATATAATTCATAAACAGTTGGTTCTATTTTACCTGAATGAAATTTAGAAGAAGATATAGCATAACTCTGAGCAGTACTTTTAGAAGGAGTTGTATAAATACCTACTCCTGAATATCCAGAATCTCCTAATTGAAACTTTGATTCATCAAACGTATCAAATTTTTTAGCAGAACCATGATATTGAATTGTAGGAGAACCATCAGGATTTACTAATTTAGAATTACCAAAAGCTTTTTTAAAGTTTTCACTATTCTGTTGTACAAATTGTTCAGGTGTTCCTTTGAAAGTAGAACCATCAGGATTTTTCATCCAAGTACCATTTGCTTTTGTAGTTTGTTCTATTGCATTATACTCTTTCATTAATTGAGTGTTTTCAGGAATTTCTTTATTCCATTTCCCCCAATTTATTTCTGATTTAAAAGTTTGTTGTGGTTTAGGGACTTCTTTATATCCTTTTAACCAATCTTGTTTATATAACTTAGCTTTAGAAGTTGGAATAACATCACTTGTTCTAAAATGAAATCCAAATTTATCATGTTGAATAAAATTAGCAGCATCCTTAGGTATTTCTATTAAAGCTTTTTTAACATTCTTATCTGCTAATTTAGCGCTAGTAGAGTACATGTTAGCTACGTTGTAATTAGGTGATACAAATAAATCTGTTCCAGAATAACGTCCACTTGGATTTTGTCTTATTATACCACTTTCAATTGCATCTGTTATAGCAGGTTCTCCTACACCTCTATACATCATTTCAGAATTAGGTTTAAAGGCAAAAGGGTTTAACTTATATGCGTTAGGTAAATATTTATTCCCTAAATTGTCAATTATTTCTCCTGTTCCTGCTAAAGGGTTTGCTAAGTTATTTACAAATTGTCCTGTATTCTGAGTACCTACTCCTGCTAATGCTCCAACTGTTAATGGAGTAGCTATAGATAAAGCAACTTGCCCATAATCACCTTTTTCAACATTTAAAGGAACTCTTCCTAAACCTGAAGCCATATTACCAATCATTCCTGTTACATCTAATATTTCTGGAATATGTTTACCTACAATAGGTAAATTTTTTAAAGATATTTTGTCTCCTATAGCTCCTGTTTCATCTGCTAACTCTTGTGAAGATTGAATTCCTGTTTTAATTCTTTTTTGATATGCAGATTCAGATTTAGATAATCTTGTAGCTTTATCTTTAGCTTCTTTATCAGCAATGGCTTTTGCAGAAGTTTGACTGTTAATTATTTGTAATAATTCATTTGAAGTAAGTTTTATATCAGGAGTTAATTTGGTTCTTGTATTTTCTGAATAAGAACCTTGAATTGGTACATTATAATTATTTCCCATTAGGTTTTTTATTTGCTACATATTTAGCTGTTTCAGCTTTCTTTTCTATATCTTTATTTTTTAAAGACGCATTAACGTCAATTTCTTTGTTTTTTAAATCAAGTTCTTTTCTTTTAATATCTAATTCTTTATTTTTAATATCAAGTTCACTGCTATGTTTATTAGCTTCTAATTCTAATTTAGCTACTTCTACAATATCAGGTTCTCCATCATTATCAGCATCTTGAGCTTGTTTAAATCTTGTAGCATCAATTTCTGCTTTAGCTAATGTTATTTGACCTTTCATGGTTTCTATTTGAATTTCATGAGCTTGTTCATCTTCACGAGCTTCAAGTTGCATTTGAACAATTTGTTTTTGATTTTCTTGTTCACTTTGAGCATTTGCTTGTTGACGTTTTTCAGCATCCAACTGCATTTTAGTAATCATTTTATGAATTTCTTCTGGAGAAGTACCTTGTGCTCTTGCTTTTAGTATATATGAAACAGTTTCAATTGAAGCTCCATTCTGTACCATCATCTTAGCCATTTCTGACATCTGATTAATGTATTCAAATTCTTTACCACTATCAGTTACAAATAAACCCATGTCTGTATTAAGGAATTTATTAGTATCTTTAATATCAAGTGTCTGTACGCTTAAATCAGATAGTAAATATTGTCTTTTAATCTTTTTATCTTTCCAAGCTATTTTTGCATAATTAATATATGCTTCCATAACTTTTTTCCAAAGATCATTGTGTTTTCTGAAATAATGTTCTGTGATGTGTGAAGATTGTACAATTGCCTGTTGATTATCACTTACGTTTGTATTAGATGAGAATTGAGCTTCTCTTTGAGGTGAAACACCACAAGCAAGTCCTATTTGAATATCTAACCATCCTAAGAGTTGTAATAGATTATTTAAATCCTGACCAATACTCATATTTTGAACAGAACCTGGTTGAGGTCTGCTAATATTAGTTTGAGTAGGTTGTCCTCCAATATTATTCATCATGGAGTTATAAATATTCAAACCTTTTTGTCTGTAATAAAATGTTTTAGATAATGCATCACTATATGGATCTTCAGATTCAGTTCCTGCTAAATTAGGATCTACCATACTTGTATCAAAGTTTTGAATTGGACCTACAGCTTTAGGAATCATTTCTTTTATTTGATGTAATACTACAAAGAACATAAATTGGAAGGGTTTCATTCTAGCCATCATAGAAACAGATGTAGCATTCATACTATTGAATGTAAATCCATAGTAGCCAAGTTCTATATCAAAAGGTCTTTCAATACTGTATGGTTGATAAGGCTTTTCCCTTATTTCTGCAAATATATCATTTTCAATTCTTGTAGCTCTCCAAACACGAGGAATCCACATTTTTTCAAGGTAAGAACTATTACCAGATTCATCTACCCACTCCCATCTTTTAGATTTCTCTCCAAATTTATTTATGAATTTAACTTCAGTGGCATCTATCGGAATATCAAATTCCCCATCGACAATATCAGTATCTTCATCTCCCCATTCATTTGTGGTAGTTAAAAAAGCAACTTCTCTTAACCATTTCCATTCTACATCAACTACAGTACAATAACTATCATATAGTAATCTTTTATTAGCATTAATATCATCACTATAATTACCTATATTCTTACCAAGATACTCCATATTACCAATTTCATTTAAATATCTATTAGTAATAGTATCTTGAGTATTTGATTCCATTTGCCCTGTGTATTTACCTATAAGTCCTGGAATTCTTTTTCTTAATCTTAATAAATCATCTTCACTCAATGTATGTCCGTATAATTCAATAACTTTCTCTACTGACATTATATTTATTTCTCCTGCATAATCTCCATCTTGAGTATATTTAATATCCGGAGTTTTAGAGTAGAAAAATGATAATGGATTTACTAATTTAATTTTTGGTTCACCTTTACTTACTCCTACATATATTCTTTCTTTATCTGATAATAGAGCATGTTTAAAGCCATCATTCTTGAGACTTCTGACATCTTCCATATACATTCCATAATTAAGTACGTGATTTCCTAATATTTCAAGTTCTGAAAGATAAGATGTTTTTTGAATATCTTCAGGAGTCTTTGATTGAGTTACTTCATCTCTAATTTTCTGAATTTCACTTTCATCCAACCCTTGTTGCTGAGCCTCAATAATTCTGTCATTTTTTTCAACTACTTCCTGAATATATGCTAAATAAAGATTTTTTAACTCTTCATCTTTTTCTTCTAATGCTTTAGCATTCATTAAAGCTAATATAAAGTTTGTCCCACGTTTATATTCTTCTCCAAGCAACACATCTATTTTCGTATATGTCTTGTTATAAGGAAGCACTTCTTCATCATACTGACCCACATCAATGCCTAATGGATTACAAACTCTGGCAAAATCCTCTTGAGAAATATCATTGTTGTAAAGCTTATAAGAAGCTAAATCATTATTATATTCTTCAATCCATTGTTTTGATCTTGTGAATTGAGGAATAATTTCATTAACTATTTGTTTGGCTATTTTACAGTCATCTGCATATTTGTCTTTTTCAGGGCATCTATACTTATAATTTAATTTTTCTGTTTCAGGTGTCATATTGATTGTGCTAATAAAGCTTTACGTTTTTTAAGTTT